GAGATTACAGATCAGTCAGTTGTTATTGCAGAAACCAACTAATACAACTAAATAGCTTAAATGTTAGGCGGGGGTGTAAAAGCCCCCGCCCAACACAAACACTCATACATTAAACCGGAGGATACAAATGGCAAGTAAAGTCAAACCGACCGATGTTACAGGTCGCGCCCGCGCAGTACAGCTAGAAGAAAATGCTCAAGCAATGCAAGAAAAAGCAAATTCTATGTCTATGGCAACAGCCACAGCGCAGATCAAGCTTGAGACAGAAGTAATTGATGCAACAGTTCCAGACCGTCAGACAGTAATTGTTGATTCAACAATTGAGGTTGGCGGCTCAGATGCAACTGTAGTAATTAGAGTTATTGAAGACATTGAAAACATGACCCTTGGTGCCGGTAATAACTACACTTTTAGGGCTGGTCAGAAGTACTCAGTTACTCAAGAGGTTGCTACACACTTGCGCGAAAAGGGATACCTAGCAGGCGTTATCTAATATTTAACTAGGCGGGGTGGCGGGCATTTGTGCCCGCTTCTTCGTTTGTAAAGATTTTTTATAGATACTCGCTACCATTAGATAAAGACTGTGAATAGGGGTTGTGAGTGGCCAGAGTTTCCCAAATTGTCGATAGAGCCCGATTAGAGCTCGGCGATATGCCTAAAAAATTCACATATACTGCTCCTGGCACCGGCACCCAAAAAGTATTTGATACAAAAATTAAACCGGTTGAGCCATACCTACTTGTTGTTCAAGTGAGCAGTCCTCAAGGCACTGTGCCAATTCCAGCGCCTGCCGGCTATACAGTTGAAAAAGATCTTGGTATTTTTCATTTTAACGCCGCACCAGCTGCTAATGCAACGGTGACAATTACAGGCACATCCTATAGATACTTTAGCGACTCAGATTTAGAACGTTTTGTGGAGACAGCTGTTGAACAACACATCCATCAACGCGCTGACAAATTTGGACGCCGACTCACAGTAAATAATCTTGATTCCGTTGAAGAATATCCAATTGCTATCTTGGCAGCTATTGAAGCCCTATGGTGTCTTGCTACAGACTCAGCTTTTGACATTGATATTCAAGCTCCAGATGGAGTTACAATTCCTCGCTCTGAGCGTTATCGCCAGCTTACAGGAATAATTCAACAGCGTATGGAGCAATACAAGCAGCTTTCATCAGCTCTTAACATCGGGTTGTGGCGTCTTGAGCTTGGCACACTACGCCGCGTCTCACGTAATACAAACAGATTGGTTCCTATTTATATGGCTCAAGAGATTGAGGACGCTAGATATCCAGAGCGCGTATACATTGAGAACAACCTTAAAGGCTTTGATCCAACCCCTACAACAGCGGCTGTCTACGATCTTCTTATCTACCAAGGTGACTCATTTACTATTGAACTTGATTTCCCAGATGCTACTACAAACCTTGTATTTAAAGCGCAGATTAGAATTTACGCAAGAGCACCAATTATTATTGCTGATATGGTAGTAACCGTTATTAACAACGCAACGGGACGTATTCGTTTATCTCTACCAAGCAGCGTAACTAAAAACCTTCCTAAGCGTGGAACTTGGGATCTTCAAGCTACATCAACAGTGGATGCAACTTTTCAAAAGACCTACATTCGAGGTCAAGTTTTTGTAACCGAACAAGTAACGGTGGACGAATAAAATGCCAGATGAAGTAGTAATTGTAACGCCTGAACCGTATGTTAATGTTCAGGTAATTGATCAAGTAGCTGTACCAGGCCCAACCGGTGCTACAGGTCCATCGGGTCCAACTGGAACTACCGGTCCAACCGGAAGTACTGGAGCAACCGGGGCTACTGGCGCAACAGGTGCTACAGGAGCCACTGGCGCAACTGGATCTACGGGTCCTACAGGTAACACAGGATTAACTGGAGCCACAGGCGCAGCTAGCACAGTACCTGGTCCTACAGGCCCTACCGGTTCTACAGGCGCAACTGGTCCACAAGGTGTTGGTATAACACTTATAGGCGCTGTTGCTGCAATTGTTAATTTACCACCAACTGGTAACACGGTTAATGACGCATACATTGTTGATGCAAATGGAGATATTTATGTTTGGAACGGATCAGTTTGGTATAGCGCTGGACAAATTGTTGGCGCAACCGGCCCGACTGGATCTACAGGTGCTACAGGAAGCACAGGAGCAACGGGAGCTACTGGCGCAACTGGAGCTACCGGAGCTACTGGAGCCACGGGCGCAACAGGTGCTACTGGTGCTACCGGAACTGCCTCAACAGTAGCTGGTCCAACTGGCGCAACAGGAAGTACTGGTGCAACAGGCGCGACTGGCGCAAGTGGCGCAGACAGCACTGTAGCTGGCCCAACAGGTGCGACAGGTGCAACAGGTGCGACAGGTGCAACAGGTGCTACCGGAGCAACCGGAGCTGCTTCAACAGTAGCTGGACCAACCGGTGCAACTGGTTCTACAGGAGCAACTGGTTCCACAGGAAGTACGGGAGCTACAGGTGCAACTGGGCCTACTGGTGCTACTGGCTCTGTTGGTTATATTAAAGGCGAGTACGCAGATCTAGCAGCACTACAAGCCGCTTATCCAACTGGCGTAACTGGCGATTCTTACATAACAACAAATGGTAGTTTGTATTCTTGGGTTTCTAACGCATGGACTTTAATTGGAAACGTTCAAGGAAATACTGGACCACAAGGTCTAACTGTTACAGGTCCAACTGGAGCAACGGGTGCAGCAGCAACTATTGCTGTTGGTAACACTTTAGCAACAGGTCCAACAGGAACAGCCGCTGTTACAAATGTTGGAACTTCTTCCGCAGCTATATTTGAATTTACATTAAAGCAGGGTGCAACTGGAGCAACTGGTGCTACAGGTGCAACTGGCGCTACTGGTGCCACATCTACAGTTGCGGGTCCAACAGGACCTACCGGAGCTACCGGCGCTACTGGTAACGCTGGTACATCTATTAACGTTTTAGGAACTGTTGCAACTGTAGGAAACCTTCCGCCAACAGGTAACACTGCTGGTAATGCCTACATTGTTACAAACGATAATCATATTTATGTTTGGTCAGGCTCAGCTTGGGTTGACGCAGGTCAATTTATTGGACCAACCGGACCTACGGGACCAACTGGTTCTACTGGAGCAGCTAGCACAGTAGCTGGTCCTACCGGACCAACGGGGCCTACGGGACCTACAGGACCCACATCAACAGAGGCTTCAACAGTTCCGGGACCTACAGGACCAACCGGCCCTACAGGTAATACTGGAAAGTTTACGGCATCGACAACCGAGCCAGCTGGAGCAACAACAGGAGATGCCTGGTTCAACACAAACACTGCAAAAACATACGTTTACTTTGGCGGAGCATTTGTAGAAGTTGCCTCCGGTAACGCTGGCCCATCGGGGCCTACAGGACCTGCCGGTTTCTATGCTTTATCTAATTCTTGGTGGTTTGGTTCTTAATTTCATTCAGTTATAGCAGTTAATCATCTAAGTTTGTAGGTATCTTAGTACCTAGCGCTTAGATCTAAGAAGGGAAGAGTAAATGGCTGGTTTTCTTGGTGGTGGCGGCGGTAGCGGCACCGGCGGAGAAATCCAATTCCCAACAGAGTTTATTGATCCGGTAACTAAGCTTCGCGTTTCCCAACCAGAAACGCTGATTGATACCGACTTTGAGTATGGCCTTCAGCCTACTAAGTGGGAAACCGTTGAGCTTATCAACAACACCCCCTCTTTCTTTTCAAAGAGCGGTGATACAACCATTCCCGGAATTATTTCTATGGTTAGTACCGCAACTTCACGTGAAATTAAAGTAATTACTTCAGAAAACCACGGACTTGCTGTTGGTATTCCAATTAACGTTAGCGGAAGTAAGTCAATTACAGCTGACGGATCCTACATTATTAACTCTATTCCAGATTCTAAAACTTTTACTTACCTTGCAAAGCAAAACCAAGATACAACCGCGTCCATTTTTGATCTTTATACATCTATTATTACTGGTGAATTTTTCCAAGGCTCACAGATTAAAATATCTGACTCACAGGGTATCGTCACTAATGCGGCTTCACCATCAGCTCTTACTGTTCAAACAGACTCACCTCACGGTTTTCAAGTAGGAACGCCTTTCTATTTCCTTAACCTCAACTCAACTGTATCCCAGCAATTTGACTCATCTAACACTGGCGCTAAAACTTTTGACTCATCTAACAGCGCAACAGCTCAAAGCTTTGATGGCTCTAATACATTAACTTCTTATTCTATAGATTTAAATAATAAAGCATTAACTACTGGAACAACAAGTGCGACTGCAACCTTTAATGCAACAAACAAAACAATTACGGTAACCCACACTTCAGAAAGTTTTTCTGGTCTATCTATAGGAGCTCCTTTATACTATAACGTTTTAGCAGCTAGTGGATATTTTAATACTTATCCAAGAGGAATTGTTTATTTAGCTAATAACGGTAGTAATACACTTGGGGCAGCAAATACAACTTCAACATTTTCTGTATCCTCCTCACCAGGAGACGTCGCACTTGATATTCCATCTTACCCAAATGGAACTTTTCAAAAAGCTAACGCAGCGATGTTATTTGCTGGAAATAATAATGACACATCTAACCAGTACAGCCTATCTGTATTTCAAAATGCTGGAATTTCTGTTGATGGTTCCAATACTACTGGCTCTTTAAGCACAGTAAACACATATAGTGGAACAATTATTCAATTAAATAATGACGCTGGAACATCCGTATCTCCAGTATTGTACGTCGGAGCTCCC